TATTCCTCATAGATTTCACATTTGCAACCGTCTTTATACTCGTAACCATTCGGGTGTTTTTTAGTAGGAGCGAACTTATATAAGTCGTATTCACTTCCACATCTCTCACATTTCAATCCTTTTTCGACATGAGTAGGTTGATATTTTTTTAAGCTTTCGTTTATCTTTTCGCTGAATAGTGGTTTCATAATATCCCTCTAATCCCAATAACTTTCGTCGTACTTCATGCGTTCTAATTGATCCGTGCCAGTTGGTTGTATTTTTTGATTGAGGTACCCCTCAAATTTACTGCCAAAAAGTGTTTCTGGTCTAAGGTATTTATCGCTATCCGTGTTTAACCATTCAGCTGTTTTAATATCAATTACCTTTTTAAAATCCTCCAACCTAAAATCTTGATTCCATCTTGCTTTAATAAAATCTTTCGTTTTAGTTGTATTATGTTTAAACTTCTTGCCAGTCTTTTCGTTAAGATAATCAATAATCTCTTTATATGGGATGCGTGTCGGGTTTCCCGACAATATATCTACTCTATTTATATTGTTATTACTTGTATTATTAATACTTGTATTATTCTCTTTAACATTTGTGATAATAGGGGCATTAACAGAATTGTTAATAGGGGTATTATCATTTGTGTTAATAGGTCTTATCATTTCTGTTAAGGGGTATAGCTTTCTTTGTTTAATTTCATTACCATTTCTAATGATTTCAACATGTAAATATCCACATTCTTTTAAGTTGGCTATACGGCGTGATACAGTAACTTTTGTAACTTCATATAGTTTCGCAAAGTAACCATTACTTGCTGTGCAGTATCCGTACTTGTTACTTAAAGACGTTATTTCTGCAAAAAGTAACTTTTCGCTGTCAGTAAGTCGGTTATCGTATCTGACATTTGCCGTAATTATTGAATAGTAACTTGGTTGATCAGTCATATTGATTCTCCTTTCTGGTATAATTTTGTTATCGCTACTGCGTTAGATTGGGGGTGAATAAAATATGGAAAAACCTTATATGTTAACATATGATTTAAACTCACCCGGACAAAAATATGAGGAATTGAGAAATGTTATAAAAAAGGAAATTTCTAATGGTCATTGCAATTATTGGAAATCTTCATTTTTATTCCGTTCTTCTTTATCAACTTCAGAAATGATAGAAAAGTTGAAACCTTATCTCGATTCTGGAGATAAGCTGTTTGTTACAGAAATAGTCAATAACAAACAAGGGTGGTTAACAAAAGAACAATGGGATTTTATCAACCATAATATTTTTATTTAGGTTCTTTTATTGAATCTTTTGTTATATCAGGAAAACCTTTAGAATCCTCAGGGGTAAATTTTTTAATTTTTTTAGCGCTTCTAATCTCTTCCGCCAAGATGACGATTAGGAGTGCTATTTTTATTACTCTTAGTCTATTCATTCCTTTTTCTCTCCTTTCAGCATTTTATTGAGCCTCTCATCAACTTTTATCCACGAGTCATGCAAGTGATATTTATCATTAAACGACTTAACGCCAATCGCATGTTGCTGGTTATGATGTTCGCGACATAACGCTAATACGTGTTTGTCATAGTGATTCATCTTATTTCTGTTCATGCCTCTGCCGACTGCTTCATAATGTGCTAGGTCAGCGTGAGGCTTTCCGCATATTACACAGTTGCGGTTGATTGTAGCCCAATATAATAGTGCTTTATCTTCGCTTAACAACTTGCTTGTTTCTATGCTCATAGGTATTTGATGATGAAACATAAACGCTATAATCAGTTCTATTAACTCCCTTGCAACTTTCATAGAACAGTCTCTCAGACTTATTTCTTCATAACCTTTCATAATTTCCAACTCTGTTTGTAATAATTTTCTAGTTGATTCCACTGGTTCGCCCCAGTGAAGTTCTATATCTCTACACATTGCGAATATTTTTTTGCGTTGTTCTACGGATAACTTTTTATTGTCCGGAACCTCTACTTCTGCTTTTAGTGGATATCCGTTTTCTAGCAAGTCAATGTGACTTTGTTCAAGTCCAACACCAGTAGCAACGACGGAATAAGTACCGTCATTGTCTTTCTGGTATCTTGTAATGTATTGCATTTAAACCACGTCCTAGAACGGTAAATCATCATCATTGATTTCTATTGGACCATTAGCATTAGCGAATGGGTTTGATTGTTGACTCATTGGCGTCTGTTTCCCATTTGCTTGCTGTTCTCTTTGTTTCATCTCGTCAGTTTTAGGTTCTGGTTTATTAACTACTTCATCATCTTTATTCCAAACTTTTACATACGAGAGTCTTACAAAGTATTTACCTTGTTCCTCGTTAAATTTATTTTTAAGTACAATAGTTCCGATTTTGTTAATTAATTGATCTGTGTCAAAAGTTAAATCTGGTAAGTTCAATTTAATTCCTAATCTACTAAGTAACTCGATATATTGTTTTTCTTGATAATCTTGTTGGAATGGTGGGACGAATTGGTTGTGTTTGTATTGTTTACCTTCGTTGTTTTCAAAAATAATTGTGAAGTATCTGTTTTCTCTGTCGTTAAACTCGACATTTGCAACTTTCGCTGTAAATTCTCCAGCTCCTAAAAAGTCCCCGCCTTTCATGAATGCCTCTTGATTAGTTTCTTGAATGTATTGTGTTCTACCAGCGATTTTCATAATTTTTATACCGTCCTTTTAATTAATTTTTAGTTTCCATTTCTAATTGCTTCTACTACGTCCGTAATGCTAGGATTTGCAAATTTCTTATTGTTAATTGTTATTGAAGGTGAATGTCTAATCTTTGTTTCAAACGTATTAGAAGGTTCAGCGTTTAGAATATATCTAGCTTTCTTTTCTCCGTTATCATCAAATTCTTCAATCATTGCCCTAGCTAACACATCACTTTGAGAAGTAATAGCTTTTTTAATTTGTTCTTGCGCTTCAATAGTGATAGTAGGGTTGATAGTGCTACCTTCATCATCTTTATCTTTATTGATACCTTCATGACCTGTAATAACAAAGTGGAATTTGTATTCTTCTTGAAGTTTTCCTATTAATCTGTACATACTGACAATTCGTTCAGCAACTTCTCCCCAATCATTAAACGTTGGTTTTTTAGACTTATTTTTCATCACATCATTCAATGTCATATCTCTAAGTTTTTGAATAGTTTCAATAACTACAACATTGATTTCTTGTCCGTTTTCTCTCATCTCCTGTAAAATTTGAGGTAAAAAATTTACAACATAAACAAAGTGTTGATAGTTCTCGATTTCTACGTCTGATCCTTCATCAGTAACCGTTGTTCCACCTTCGTTAATGTCAATGACGAAAGCGTCTTTATCTCTTGTAGCAAACGTGGTTTTTCCTGAGCCAATTTTTCCGTATACTGCAAATTTATAGAATTTCCTTTTATTTTTCTCAGCGATATTATTTATCTTTAGTTTTTTGAGTATGCTTACTTTTTCTTGTGGTTCTTGTTTTTCCTCAGTCATGTTCTACCTCCTCGTACTCAATAGTTTCTGTCACTGTTTTCTTGATTGCTTTGTGATAATCCATATTGATACTCGCTTCTTCCATACCGTTAAACTCCCTAGCTCTATTTCTATTTGTGGAGTAACTAATATCTGAATTGTTATCGGTTGGTTTGTTAGTTATATAAATTGGCATATCCCTATGACGAATGATATAAGTTACAGTCTGCTTCATAGCGACCTCCTACCATCTCATGACTAAGTTAATTAGTCTGTCCTGTTCGTCTGTGTTCTCTTCAATCCATTCATCTATTGCTTGGTTGAATAAGTCTGATGCCATATCTAAGTCATTCTCATCTACGACATAAGCATGTTTAATTGGTACGTTGTTCATATCTTTAACTTGTATTGATATGCCCATATGACCTTTTAAAATGAATAACTTAAAATCGAATCCGTTAACATGAATATTTTTGCGTATAATATCGCCTATTTCGTAATACACCTTGACTTCCTCCGTTTTTCGTTTTATATTGAACATGAATTTTTTCTTAAGTGTTTGATACTGTTACTTGCTCCAACAAGTAGCAGTTTTTTTATTCTTCATAAAAGTATTCTTTGTAGAATATGAATGTTGCGATACTTGCGAATCCTGCAATTGACCATGCTGTAGTGAAGTATAGAAACGGCATGAGTACAATCGCTAAGATTGTGAAGCACAGTACTGCTATTAAGTAGCTTTTATAAATATTGCTCATTTTCTTTTTTCAACTCCTCCATTATTCTCTCGTCTGATAAGTCGTGATAAGGGAATTTTTTCCTAGCTAATTGGACTGGTATTCTGCCTCGTATCGCAATGTATCCTTCATCTTCAAGCTCTTTATTCAGTTCTCTTATTATTTGTCCTGCTTTGGATTTTGAAACAGATAAAATTACCGCAAGTTCTTTAGCTTGCAAACTATTTTTCATCATATCTTTTCCTCCTTTAAAATAACTGTTGATTCTCTGGGTTATCTGCTTCGTAATTATCTGCAATAATACTTTTAGCGAAAAAGTCCAAACTGACCTTATATAGGTTGTTCATAGATTTCTTTACGTTAACCCCTTCCTCAAGTACATAAGGCACCCTAAAATCATTTATAAACAGTCCGTTTTCGTCTAAAGTAACAGTTGGTAATTCAGGTTTGTTCCGTCTATAAACTTCTCCTAGTGTAGGTTTTTGCTTTTCAGCTTGTTTAGTGAAGTCGGAAAATGCCTTAAGTAGTTTTATTCCTGAATCAGGATCACTGTGTCGCTCAATCGTTTCTGCTGTAGACTCTTTACTAAAATCATTTCGATTGATTACAGGCTTTCTCGTATTTCGTTCAATCTTCCAAACCTTCCAAGTCGCAACTGCCATTGTGATGAGGAGGGTTGTTTTGTATAGTGCGTTCATTTGTAATTCCTCCTATTAAGTTGTTTGTTCAATTGTGTGTTATTCTTCTTCGTCTAAATCAAAGTGCTGTTCGATTTGGTCAATTGCCCACTCAATCATTGATTTAAGGTGTTTCTCTCTGTCGACTTCGTAAGTGTGCTCAATCTCGCCTGCATATGTCACAGTAAGAGTATCTTTGTGTGTATGTTTGACTTTTGTTTTCTTTAACTGCATAAAGTGTTAATACTATATTGTTTAGCTTTTCTTTTTGTTCTGGTGTCATTTACGCTCCCCCTAAATTAGCTTCATAACCGAATTCAGTCATGATTTCATGTATTTTCAATCTGCCTTTTTGTGTCCATCTAGTTTGTAAAACTGTGTCTTCTCTGCCATCAGAACGCACAATTGTTATAGTGTCTGAATCTGTGTAACTCTTGCCCATGTGTTCTGAGTAAAGCACCCACTGTTTATTTACTTTTCGTTGTAATCTAGCTTCGTGTAGTAGTTTGTTTAACTTTTGTGCTGATATACCGTAGTCTGCCGCGATTTGAGTTGTGGCTAATGTGCCAGTTGACTTTAAGATTTCATCTACATAGTCTGCTTTGGGTTTTAGCTCTCCGATTTCTTGTTGTAATAGTAAGTTTTGCTCTTTTTCTTTCTTATACTCAGTCAACACTGTAATGATGTAGTCTGGATCTTTTAATGTTTGTTCAATTACATTGTCTGTTGCGTATATACCGTGCTTACGAATGGCTGGTAGGACGTCTGATGTTACCCAGCGTTTGAATTTTCGAGCGGTTTCTCTGATTTTTTCGTTTTTGCTTTGTTTAGAAGCGTCAAAGATTAAACTGTATAATCCTGATTCGTTGATAATGATCATATTTCTGTTTTGACCTGATGCACTAAATTGGTGCGTCAGCTTGTCCTCACTATCAACATGATTTCTGATGGCATTGTCTGTCCTTGCATATCCTAAAATCTCAGCAATATCTTTTCCTACAAAATAAGGTTCGTTTTCAATTTCCACTGTTCTTACTGGTAGCTCTTTAAAATTAAATGTTTGTAATGCTTGCATAATGTTTATGCTCCTTTCGTGTATAATGTTGTTATCAACCTAAGGAGGTGATGCTTATGGCTAAAAGAGGCAAGAAAAACGGTAAGCAATCTACTAGTAGAACTGCTAAACTTGCTAGCAAAGTACTTCGAGATAAACGAAGTGGTAAGAAAGCTAAAAGTTTGGCTGGTAGCGTGCTTGCTCAATCTTAATCAACCGCTCTTAAACTCTTGTATTTCATTTTCAAGATATAATCAGGGTTTATAATCAGTTGGTTTTTGTTACCTTGTGCATTTGTGTAGGTCGCAACTACATAAGTGCCGGGTAACTCCATTTCATTACCTTCCATTTCACGAAGAGTACAGTTTTTTATTCTTGTATCATCGATTAAATCTACATACTCAAATTCCATTTGTAGTTCCTCCTATTAAAGCGTTTGTTTTTCTTCGACTAAAACGTATTTAAAATACGATTCGTCTTTTAAAAAAATAATCTCATCAATAGAGATATCTAATGTCTTAGCAATTCTAAAAGCATCTCTAGGTTTAATCATTTCTGGGTTGTTTTCCCAAATGTTATAAGTAGACGGTGAAATGCCAAGTTTTTCTGCGAAAGATGACTGGGTGTAACCTTTTCGTTTTCGCCATTCATCTAATTTCAAACTATGTTTGATGTAGTTCATTTTTTTACCTCCTTGTTAAGTTCTGACTAAAGTATATCGTAATTTAAATACGATTGCAAGTATTTTTCGTAATTATTTTTCAAAATTGCGTATTTTTATTTTGTTAAATCGTATTTTAAGGGTTGCAATTACGATTTTTCATAGTATAATAAAAGTGTAAAAACATTATATATAAGGAAGGAAAACAAAATGGCTTTCAAAAATTCCATAAAAGAAATCAGATTGAACAATAGATTGTCTAAAGTTGAGATGGCTAGAAAATTAGATGTTTCCGAAGGTACTATAAGAATGTGGGAAAGTGGAAGAACTGAACCTAGAATGGGTATGGTCGAAAAAATTTCAAGTTTGTTCAATGTTTCTAAAGGTTATCTCTTAGGAGAAATTGAAGAAATTGTTTTACCAGAATTTGATAGCGAAATCGAGGTTCCATATTTCGGTAAAGTTTCTGCTGGAAATTTCGAGGAAGTTGCAATTGATAATGAAAAATTAAAAGTTCCACCATTTGCTTTTAACGGTCGTAAACCTAGCGAATGTATAGCACTAAAAATAAACGGAGATAGCATGAATAAAATACTCGCTAACGGTTCTTATATAATTGTCCATGATTATAGAAAGTCTTGTGATCATAAACTTAGCAGCAACGACATCCTTGTATTGCGTCTAGGTGGTGAATATACAGTTAAACGTGTGAGACGTACTGAAACAAAACTACATTTAGACCCAGTAAGCTATTCAGATGAATTTAAAACTAATTCTTACGATTTAGATTCTATTGATGAAATCGAAGTGATAGGCAAAGTTATTTATAACTATCGAATTTTTGATTAATAGCGTCTATGTGGCGCTTTAATATAAACCAAATGAAGGAGAAATTGAAAATGGCAGGAGATAAATTAACTTTTAAAGAAATTCTAACAGAAACAAAAATGTTTAGTAAGTTAAGCAATAGAAAGATTGACATGTATAAAAAAATGACAACAGATGAAAAAAGAAAGATATTAAATGATTTTAAAGAAGGAAAAGAACTTGATATCCAACTTTATAAATCTGAAAATTTTAAAAACACTAACGAAGAATACGAATCAAAATCAGCTAAAAGTTTAAACGGACAAGGTATTAAAGAAGCTACCGACGTTACGACTTACGCATATCAAAAGCAAAATATTAACCCTACACTATTGAAAGTCTACAACGGTTTAGGTACATTCACAACAAACGTAGATAAACAAGCTAAATTCGTATTCTACGATACGCAATTAAAACAAAACTTTGTCTCTATAGCTCAACGAGACGAACTAATAAAGCAAAATAATAGAATTATCGAGCAAAACAACGAAGTCATAGATTTATTAAAACAAATAGCAAATAAAGGAGTGTAAAACATGAAAAGATTATTATATTTAATTTTAGCTAGCGCGTTAGTATTAGGTGCATGTGGTAGCAACGACGGCGATAAGAAAGAGGAAAGCAAGAAAGCGGAAACAAAGAAAGAGAACAAAGACAAAAAGAAAGAAACTAAAGACAAAGCAGAAGCGAAAAAAGAAAATGCTAATCAAAACGATAACAATAATCAAGTAAACAACGATAACAACACAAATGTTAATGATCATCAACAAACTAATAACGCACCTAAACAAAATCAAACACAAAATAATCCCACTTCTAATAAAAACAACAATGCACCAGTGAAAGATGAGTTTTCAAGTGACACATCTTATAACGCTTATCAA